AATTACACACCCCGGAGCAGGATGAGTAATGGGTTTCCATGCAATGGAATCATTAGCTTTGATTGGCCATTACAGGTTGACTCATAAATGGACGAATTATCTCCAGGATAAGATAAGCAATACCCAAACCCGGGATTGCTGGTTTCCATTAATGACGTCAAATGGTTTCATCGCATACGAGACGAAGCGTTGCGGATTGCGAACATGCTGGGCTTGCCAGTATAGAAACAGAACTAAGCTACGTTCTACTGTTGCATCTTTCATAGATCAACAAGTCAAACCAAATCCCAATGGATTCCGGTTCGTTACCTTGACCCTTCCAGGGGCATGGTATTCAGTTAGACATGCTAGTGTCGATGAGCAATTGCAAGTTGTACGTAAGAGCTTCAGAAGTTTACGATCTAAGCTGAAGCGCAGGGGATTTCCTATCAGTGGGTTTTATTGCATTGAGATTGAATCTTCCAACTCTCAATATTGGCATACCCACGTCCATATGATTATTCGATGGAAGAATCAAGACTACAGTGAGCTCAAAGAGATGTGGACCAAGAGTGTTGACCGCAAGACTCTGGCACATTTGGTTAATTGGGAACTCGACCCAAATAATCAGAGAACTGTACAGGTTGACCGTATTTCCAACTTGAAAATATCGGATTACTTAACGAAAGTGACGAATTATGTCACGAAAGTGAACGATTTCTCTCATAACAGGAGGGATATCGGGGAAGCATTATACAGGCGCCGTACAACCGGTTGGCTAGGCGACCACTATGGCTTCAAAGAAAACAAACTCCGTGCGAAAGACAAAAGCAAAGGCTAGACCCCTCGAGCCGGCTGTTCGATATCTTCGATACCGATTGACAAACAGTGCGAATCCGGGAACCGAGACTTCTCACTTCATAGACCTTGCAAGAGACCTAAGTCGAGTTAATCGACGCTTGTACAGGCAAGGACGTGAATACCACGTTAAGCGTATTTCGATTGTTTCAACGAATACGATTGCAGGTTGGGGCGGTCCAACCGAAGTTGGCTTACCAGACAACGAACAAAACGCTGGTTTCTTCTCTGTTTCAGTGATTGGCTCCTCCTGGGTAGCCAACAAAGCCTGGCACAGAGGATTCCAAGCATGGAGTAATATGAATAAAGCAGCTATGCGCAAGACTAACGACATCGATGGAACTTGGGCTGACTTCAAGGTTTACATGTCTACCACTATGAGAACCGCAGCAGCAGCCGGGACTTTACTGCAACCAGTTGACAACGGAAACTTTGCATACCTTCCCGGTGAGTGGATATATTCCAAATACGTTGCTCCTACAGCAGCCGCAGGTGTAGTAGACGAATATGAAGCTCACATGTTAGGCGACCACTCTGGGGCCGCCGGAGCGTACAACTCGATCGGACTCATCAAATCTTATGGTGAGGCTAGAGCGACAGTACCTACCTTTGACCCAGCCGTGCCTACTACAGCGCCGGATGACCCACTGGTCAATCTGTTCGATTATGGTGACACCCAGAATGAACTTATTACCAATATCATTGGTGATAACGATCTTCCACCTTATGACCACTTCGAGTATCCTGGAGACGATGCTAATGGTCCTAAGCCAATAGTTGTAGGACAGACATCAATTGCTGATGGGAGTTCCACTATTGGAGCCTTCTCTGCATTGGCAGGACTTCTCGAACTAGAGACGTTCTCTCCAATTGCTTCAGACATTTATTCTGTCCTCGTTGAGCTTGCCCCTGGTAAGTACAGAGGAATTAAGGCCGGTGCAATCGAATGACTTCAGACGTTGGACAACCTGCCGTTATTGTAGCTACAAAAACTGCTTCTGTTTTAGCTCATATCGCAGAGCGACGTATCGAATACCTGGTAGGTACTTTGATCGCTCACCAGATGGGCATTTTGGATACCCTTCTGGTACATGCCTCTGGCGTGTGTTTTTAAGAAAGACTTTATCTAAGCTGAGTCATCCCGTGTATACATGGGTGAGACAGTAACATGTATCAAATGCGGTAGAATTGCTTCAGTAATTCCAAGCATTGTAACGGTGACGGACAATCGGCCTCGGCGATCTTGTCGTAATGTAGATGTCTGGATCTGCATCGAGCACGTGGAGGAATGGAAATGAAATTGTATTGCAAAATTAAAGTTGACGGCACGTGGAGCTGGATGTCTGCAGATGACCCTTGGAAGGTAGCAACAGCCAGAGCTCTTTGCGAATGCCGAGTTTGCCGACCAGGTAAACCTGAAATTGTCAGCAACTCCCATGTTGAACCCCAGCACTTGCAGGGGGAATGATTGTGACACATCACATTCATCTTTCTACACTTGCGTCGAACTGCAGCTCTGCAATTAGAAATGTATCATTTCAATTGCCAGAGCAAAGTGAATTTGGTGTCCGTCAGTGCTCGAAGAGTGCTGTCGCAACACCAATAGCAAGAACGCACCCTATCTATACTTGGTTAATAGGGTGCGTAAGTGTAAAAAAAATATTTAATTACTTTACAGTGGTGGCAGTGGTATGAGTTGCTGTAAGAATCCACACTTGATGGATGAACAGGAACCATGCGGCTGTCGAATAGAGGCATGCTTCGAGTGTAACAATTGGCAACCCATCTCCTGGTGCAAATTACACACCCCGGAGCAGGATGAGTAATGGGTTTCCATGCAATGGAATCATTAGCTTTGATTGGCCATTACAGGTTGACTCATAAATGGACGAATTATCTCCAGGATAAGATAAGCAATACCCAA